CACTGATCCGGCCCAGAGAGAGCCCGACACGAAGAACATAGTCAAAAAAATGACTATGAACTGATATACGCTTTTGATGTTCATGCTTTTTTCCTTTTTGATGAATGCTATTGACTGCTGTTTTCGATCGACTACCCATACCGGCTATTTACGCCAACGGTTTTCTGTTTCCTTTCTCTGCTTTCTCGATCCGTAGGGTTGCGAGCTCTTGCTGGTCCGCTTTCGCTTGCGCCACCAATTCCTGATCCGTCAACGGCCGTACCTTCCGCTCCGCAATCACGGCTTCCTCGACCGAATCAAACGGGCCAATAATGGGGAACACCCCGCCGGTGACCGCCCGGTTCAATACGGCAAGCATGTCCTTGCAGTATTCGTTTTTCTTGTCGGTATCAACCACGTACATACCGTTGCTGTTCGGTTTTTTGGGAAGGCATATTGCCGCTTGATATTTCCCTGACGGATCGGTCCATTCACGCTTGTTGACGTAAACGAACGATCGGTTGAACTTTGCCTTTTCCGGGTTTTGGATTACCGGAAAGTATTTATAGCGTCCTTTTTCCATACTGCTTTTCCCTTCCTTTTTTTTTGTTTTACCAAGGCAAGGAGTTACCCTTGCCCGGTAAAACAGATTTGATTAAGCAATGTTTTCGGCTTGCGCGTGCAGTTCTTCCAGGCCCAGCCGGATACCATCCGTGCCGGTAATGGCGTCAACCTGATTGTGAATATCGTCGGAGGCCTGGATATTCAAAATCAGATGGGTTGACAGCCCGGTCATGAACAGCCGTTCGACATAGCTGGGGTCAAGAACGAAGAATTTGTCAGCCATTCCACGTTCATCGCTCAACTGATTGTCGTACCCGATTGACAGAGAACCAAACGGCGTAAGCAGAGTGGTTAACCTCTTACCCCACGTTTTTTCATTAACGGTCGTTCGAATAGCCGCCGCCGGCAGAGCCGAGACAGACGCCCAAGCGTTCTGTCCACAAACACCGACCTTTGTGGACGAACTGGCCGAATGCCCCTTCGTCAATCGCAGGATTTCTCCGATTGATGCCAGGGACAAGGCGCCGGGAACATGATCGAAGTCAATCACGTTGCTCGTGATCTGTTCCATGATGCCGCTCATCGCATGGCGCCGGGGACCCCCAGCACTGGTGACTTCGCGGTTCTGTTGGCCGGTATAGAGCAGCATTGCCAGCTTCTGCATTTCATCCACCCAGAACTGTTTCCGGTCCAGGAGCAACTGTTTGATCCCGTATTCTCTGGACTTGGCCTGAATGTCGGTATTGGCCCGTCTCTTGTCATGCTGGAACAGATAGGTAAACCGTTCCGTGGGCGTATTGCTGTACGCCGCAGGAATGGCCTCGCCTTCCGCGTGGGCTTCAGGGCCGATTTGCAGGATATCGCCAACTTGCGTTGCGGTCACAATCCCGCCGGATCCGCTCAAACCGAGAACAGTGATCGTTCCCGGCGTGGCACCCCCCCCGATGGCTTCGTTCATCAGGTAGTGTTCCTTGGTCCTGGGATTGTAGATCAACTGGTCGGTGTGCGCGTATTCCGGATGGTCCACAAGGACCTCGGTACCCGCCGCAGCCGTGACTTCATCGCAGGTCATGAAGGACGGATACGCGCGCATTTCCATGAAGTTAAACTTCATGGATTCAATACCTTTCGGCGCGCTAAACTGCCGCGTAATGTGCTCGAAAAAGGCGCGTTCGGCATCCAACACGTCAATCTTTTCCCGCATAAATACGGGGACTTTTGCCGCAAGAACCTGATCGGTCCTTACATTTCCAGTTAGAACTCCCATGATATTATCTCCAAATATTTTTCGTTGTGGTTAATACCTCTGGCTGGCATTGATCACTTGAGAAGCCAAATCATCTCCGGCATCTCCGCCCAATGTCGCTACCCCGCCACCGGACGGGAGAGGTTGTGGATTTCCTTCAGCGGCTTTCTTCTTCGCTATGAGTGCTTCGGCGGCCTTTGTTGCCCGTTCGGTTACGTGCGAACGGGCATGATCGAGTTGCAGATTCAACAACGCCAACGCCATCTCCGGTTCCTGATTATAGAATTCCTTCAGAGCTTTTGGGGCGGAAGGCACGTTAAGCATCTGTTCGACCAGTTTCCGATTGGCGGCCAACCCCGGAAACTTCGTATCACCGGTTTCCCACTTCATACCAGCCAGATATTGCACCGCTGATTCATGGCGTTCGGGCGATACCGGTAATGCGGCCGACCGTTCGAGTGTCGGTGCCGCGCGGGTCATGGCTTTCTTCGCCTTATCGACGATGAAATCAACGGCCTTTTGCGGGTCCGTCTCGATCTGTGCCTGAACTTCTTCAGGCAGGTCTTTGAATTTGATGTCCAGGGCTTTCATGTCCTTCGAATACTTTTTGTTGGCGACAAGTCCAACTGCGTTGCCCTGTTCATCTCTGGCAATATCGGCACCCTGATCTTTCAGGATCCCTTCAAGGCTCTTGGTATAATCCAGGAGCCTCCGGGCTTCCTTGCTCGAAGCCGAATGGTCGCGTTCCAAGCGACTTAGTTTTTGTTCCGGATTTTCTGTCAAACCGGCGGCATTCAGCAACTGGTCGTCACTGATTGCAGTATTCGCTTGCTCGCCTGCGGCGGGGGCGGATACTGCCGGAGTTGGCGTTTTTCCGGGGTTCGATTCCGCTTGGCTGGGATCCGGGGCAACGATGGGCTTGCCGGGTTCCAGGGCGGGAGTTTGGGAAATTGGTTCTGCCGGTACAACGACCGGGACAGCGGCCGGCGGCGGCTCGGTAACGGAAGAGGGCTGACCGGACAAAAGAGATTCTGTTGCTTGATCCATGGTGTTAATGCCTTTCGATTTGTGAGTTCAACCGCTTGTTCAACTTCGCTATCTTAGAATTCGCATCTGAAATTTTTCTGTTAATAACGGATATATCCTGTTCGATATCTTCTTTCTTTTTTTCCAGCAATTCCACTTCGTTGAACTGGCCCTGCAGCTTGTCGTGCAAATACACTTTCGACGCATCAACCGTCATACGAAGGAGCGCTATTCTGATTTTTTCCTTTACCAGAACACGGGTTTTGAAATGCTCATACCCCGGCAACTCATAGCCTTCCAAGTCTTCAGCCAGCACCCCTTTTTCGGCCAATAACCGAGTTTGATATTTCTGCAATTCATCAATTTCCTGATGAACCGCAGGAAAGTTACTTTGTTGCGCAAATATTTCCATATTCACTTACTCTCACATTGCCTGGTTTGCGGGCTCGGTGCGGCCGCCCGGCTTCACAGAGCTACGTTCCTGCGTGGCCCTGGTCCGATTGGCTAAATTTTGGGGGCTGGTCAGGCCCCCGGGTGAAGACGCCGCGGAGCTTTGGGGAGGACCACCCAAGGGTGAGTTCTCGGGTTGCGGCGGCATGACCACTTTGGTCAAATTAGGGACGCCAGATGCGTCCGCGATAGTCGTTTTGAGATCAAACTGATCAATCTGCGGGTCCTGATTCCACATCGGATACAACGCCATCATCCGTTGGAATGCCTGTTCCTGGTCGGAGGTTGTTTTCGTGCCGTGGGTTTTGACGATATAACCGTCTGTCAGATAATCGGGGTCAATCGACATCCATCCGGTTCCGTTGGCGCTTTTCGGTGTTCGTATAAACTCTTCGTCATTGATGTATTTGTCGGCCAGTATGAGCAGAAGCCGGGCGCCCTGGGCCAGTCCGCCATGTTCCAGCAGCATACTCTCTGATTCAACCCGGCCGGCAATCTGGTTGACCATATTCACAAAACCCGTTGCCGTGTTTCCGATTGAATGACTACCACCCATTGCCTGTGAATAATCAGGAGCTCCGCTGATTTTCTCCAACATGGCCGTGAGCCGGTCTTCCTCGATGAAAGTCTGGTCAGTCACTTCCGGCGCGCGGTCATACACAACGGCCTGGTCAAACCGTTGAACACTCATCGGGAATTCATGAATAGCCGATGGCCGGTCAAAGAATTCGCTTTCCGGTTTCCCGGCCATGACATCAGAGCGAATCCATTTTGTCGGAAACATGACCCGGCCAAGATGATCCATCCGGTATCCAAAGTTCATCAAAGCGGCAATTATCAAGTCCTCAACCATTTCCAGGGAACCAATCCCGAAAAAGTTTGAAAAATCATTGGTAATTCGCCAGATGTTCAGCGGCAAAAGACCTTCACCCATCGGAGGCGGCCCGGAATAAATCTTAAAAGTATCCTGGGCAACGATGATCCATTTATCGCGCCGAAACCAATGAACTACCCGGCGGCGGCCGGTCTTCTTGCCGCGCTCGGTATCATTCATCTGGGTACGCCAGTCATTCTTGCCGGTCCCGTAGTTTATGCCGCCGATGATGTCCGAAATCTCTTCGTACTGATTATCGATAGACCCTGTATTTTCTATCTTCGATGCAAAGCATTTTTTGGCTTCATCTTTCTGGTAGCCAGGGAACGAGGACATCGCCTTGATCTGTTCGTTGGTCATCCAGTCAACGTAAAAGAAGTACGGCAGGCAGTCGTCATGATTACGGTCTTGCGGATTGATCCGGCCACCGGTCGGCGCCGGAAGTAACTGAAAGAAATCAATGTCCCGCTCGCTCATCTGCCAGCGCCCGTCCTTGGTCTTCCGGGCAAAGGGCATCCGGTATCCGGTTCCGATGGTTACGGCAGACTGAAGCGTAGGTTCTATCTCGGCCAGGATGTTGAGTTGGCTTTCGTCCTTGTAGAGATTGCGGAGCCAGGCTTCCGCCTGCTCACGCCCGGAATCAAAGCGGGGATGCAACGAGTCCAGGGAAACAAAATTCTCGCCGCCGAAGATGTTTTTCTTGAGTTTGGGAATTCGGTCCTGGCAAAGAGCAAAGGCGGTGTTCAGCATGATCTTTGACGCCGTACCCTCAAGTTGCCAGGGCTTGCGCCCGCGCCAAAGCGCGTAATGCCGAGCCGCAAGCTCAAAATGCGGCTTGCAGAAAGCAGAGGAAAGCTGAAATTCAGCCCGAAAATCACGGACTTCCTCATCAACTTCACTGTCCGGTGTGTCGGTTTGTCCCATCATAATCCTCAGAGTCTTTTGATTCGTGAGGATAGTGTGACACAACGACGCACGATAGTCAACACTATTTTACATGTTTTTATTTTGATTAACGATACGTCGAAACATATCTTGCTGCGGCCGGACCCACCCGAACGGCGATTGCGCTCCTAATCCGCTTTTACGCCGGGCTTCTTCTTCTAATGTCGAGTGGTATACTCTGGGCTCTTTCTTCGCGCCCTTCGGTGGTTTCCAGTCTGAAAACAACATGATTAATGTATCCAGCCGGTCCGGGCTCTCGTTGGTACGCTTCCGATGGTCTCGCTTACGTTCGAGTTTGATTTTATTGTGCTCGTTGACAATAAAGCGGCGTTGACGCATCTGTTTCAGTAAAACTGGATCGTCAGGAAGTTGTACCTCTGGATGCAAGCGAAGCAATTCCTTGAACTGATAATGGTCTTCGGTTATGCGGTCTGCGTACTCATGCCCGTTGATCGGGTCCTGGTTGTTCATGTACCGCCTGATGCCGCGATACCCTTTCCCTACCCCGTCCCCTTCCATGTTGTCTATAATCCCGTATCCAATTCCGCCATTATCTGCAATGCAATCCCGGGCCGGAATTTCAAATCGCCGTAAATCAAGCAAAAATCCAATCGCAAGCTTGTCCGTATCTTCTTCACGCCGGATTTTTTCATAGATTACCTTGTCGCCATCCAAAACCATCATTACCTGTTCGTCGCCACCGCTTGAGAAGTCCAGG